AGTTCCTGCTCGTTACCTACAAGGACAACCAAGCCCTTGACCCTGCCATCATCCGAGAGATTGAGAAAGCCAAGACCAAAGCCGAAACGTCTGCGTATTGGGCGAACTGGTGGAAGGTCTACGGCCTTGGTCAGGTCGGGACGCTTCAGGGTGCTATCTACGAGGACTTCGAGGTGGTGGAGGGTATCGATGTCAGCCGTGCGAAATTCGTCGCCCTTGGGCTTGACTGGGGCTTTAGCAACGACCCTACGGCCTTGGTAGCAATCTACCGCCAAGGGGACTGCCTACTCATCCAAGAACTGCTCTACGCTACGGGTCTAACCAACCAAGACATCGCAGACAAGTTGCGGTCCTTGGGCATCACAAGGGCTTGGGAAATCGTTGCGGATTCAGCAGAACCGAAGTCCATCGAGGAAATCTACCGCTTGGGGTTCAACATCAAACCTGCTGAGAAAGGTCCCGACTCGGTTCGGAACGGGATAGACATCCTGAAACGCTTTAAATTGCAGGTAACCAAGGATAGCACAAACCTTATCAAAGAACTGCGGTCATACACTTGGGCGACCGACAAAGAGGGCAAGAACACGGGGGTTCCGATTGACTCCTTCAACCACGCCTGCGATGCGATGCGATACGTGGCCCTCAACAAGTTAAGGGTCAGTAACTCTGGGAAGTATGTTGTTGTTTAACTTTGCCCTATGAACACGGAACGCATCCTTGACCTGCTCATCGAAATCGGCAAGACGATTGCAGCCGTTTTCTTTATTATCACCCTTCTAACCCTGCTGCTTCAATGAACAAACATTACAAATTTGAACTGCATTGCGAGGCTGGCGTTTACTACGCTAACTCGCTGCTTGGCCTAATCCTTCAAGTCATTAGGCATCGCTTTTGGCATTTGACGCATGATGGTGTTTGGATGGATTAGTATGAAAGTCGTCCACTACTACCACATCTACTGCGGAGGCAACTGGCAGTTAATCCTGAACCAACATATGATGGCCGTGTGCAATTACGGTCTTATCGGGGTCTTGGATGAAATCAGGGTCGGCATTGTCGGTCCACCCGAACAACGCAAGGCGGTCAAGGAGGTGCTGGAAGGCTCGATGGTGGCCGATAAAGTCAAGGTCGTGGTTACCCGGACCAACGCTTGGGAGCAGGCGACGCTGACCGAGATGTACCGGGCCTCGCAGGAAGAGGAAGCAGTGTACCTGTACGCTCACACGAAGGGGGCTGCGAATCCATCCTTGACCACCCAACTATGGGGCAGGTCCATGCTGTTCTTCAATGTGGTCGCATGGGAGCGGTCCATGCAGATGCTGGAGCAGGTCGATGCCGTAGGATGTCATTGGATTACAAAAGAACAATTCCCACACATGGCGGACCACAACAACCCCGAAGGCTACCCCTACTTTGGGGGCAACTTTTGGTGGGCCAAGTCGAGCCACATCAAAGAACTTGGCGAACCTGCAAGGGACCATCGATTCCGAGCCGAAACTTGGGTTGGCAAGAAACCTGACACCAAGGTCTTTGATTCCAACCCCGGCTGGCCTTCACCTGAACGCTTTGTCATAACCTTCTAACATGAAAAAACACATCGACCAACTCAAGGCTTTGGACTACTCGCACATCTACACGACTGCGGTGGATCACATCATTGAAATCTACGAGGAAGCCAAGAAGCACAAGGGAGGCCACGCTTTAGAACTCGGCTCCTACCTCGGACACTCAACGCTCGCTATCGCCTTGGCTGGGCTTGACGTGGTTGTTTACGATACCGACACAACGGTAGAAGACAAACGCAAAGCCCTCCTATCCAAGTTCAAGGTCGAATGGAACAACCAACCGAGCCACATGGCCCTGCAAGAGGTCAGGACTTTTGACTTCATCTTTCACGATTCCGACCACGGGGACGGCATGATTCCTGAAATGGTCGAACTGTTCAACAAAGCCCTGAACCCCGGTGGGACGATGGTCATCCACGATGCCGAACTGCTGACGATGGTCAACCTCACAAGCCAACTGCAAGCACACGAAGCCAAGGGGTCAACGGACCAAAGAGGCAGAATGCTTTTAACCCTCTACAAGAAATGAAGGCAAAAACTTACATCTTCTGCCACGATACCGATATCGTGAAGCAATGCGAAGCCGAGGGCAGGTTCAAGGACTTAGCCCCCTACACTTGGGTCATGCTTGGGTTCAAGGACTTTGACGGCATGGCTGGCCTTGACCACATTATCGCAAGAAACGAACCCGACAACATTGAGAGCCATCGTAACCTCGTCGCTTGGACGGGGTGGTACGCTTTAACCAAGAACGGTTACATCAAGAAGGGCGATGTCGTGAACCTCTTCGAGTACGACCTCACCAAGACAGGCGACTTTGACCAAAGAGCCTACTGCGCCTATTTCCGAGTCCCCGTGGACGTTGTGCCTTACTGGTCGTGCGGTGATAACTACGAGCCACACATCAAGCAACTTACTGGAAGGGGTGCAAAGGAGTTCTATCAACCCGTCGTGCCTGTAACTTCCAACTACACGCTTACTTGGGACGATTCCTACCTTGACCTGACCATCGCTTGCATTGAGCAAAAGTTGGTCGCTATTCCCCACGTCGGCCACATTTTAGAACGAGCATACTCGCAACGATTCGCTGACATCCCTTACAACGTGGCTGCATTCAAGCACGCCTTCGCCAACTCTCACGGGTTCTAAGATGTATTTAGTCGGGGTCAACTACGCAACGAGTGAATACCTTCCAGCAGCGAGGGCGCAGGCTAATCAGTACCCTTTCCCGATTACAACGACCGAGGACGAAAAACGTGAAGGCAGGGGCAACAACTGGTGGAGGTGGAAGCCTCAAATCATCCTTGACGCTCTCTTTGACTTGCAGGAGGACGAAGCCCTGCTTTACTTGGATGCCCAAGACCTGCACGGGGATGGCTGCTTTGAGTTTGCCAAGCAGTACCTGCAAGACAACCCCATCCTGTTGCATCAAAACTTCCACAACCATATTTCATACACCAAGGGCGACTGCTACGCCTTGATGGACTGCCTTCAGTTCTTCAACGAGAAACCGATGCAGATAGAGGCGGGGTTCCTTGGACTACGCAAGACCGACTTTACGATTGACCTCATGTACGAGTGGTCCAAGTGGCTGCACGTTGACAAGGCTGTGAATGACGACCCAAGCGAATATCCGAACCACCCATCATTCATTGACCACAGGCACGACCAAAGCATCCTGACCAACCTCGCCCTGCTTAACGACCTGCCTATGGTTGTCGTTCCTGAAATCCGTTGCAACTCAAGACCCAAGTTATGGCTATGAAACTCCAAGACCTCACCATCGACCAGTTCCAACGCATCGGAGCCATTGAGTTCTCCAGCGTCCTTGGGGACTACGACAAGCGAGCAGGGGTCGTCGCAATCGTTGAGGGGGTCGATATATCAATCGTCCGAGAGATGCCCGCCAAGAGCGTCCTAAAGCGTTACAAGGCTATTATCAGCGAGTGGAACGCATTGCCCGCCCTTGGGTACAAGCGAAAGTTCAAAGCCGGGGGCAAGTGGTGGATTCCAACGGTGTTCACGGATGAACTCACGGCTGGGCAGTTGATTGAACTGATGGATGCAAACACGACGGACGAAAAGCAACTCCTGCAGAACCTTCACCGAATCATGGCGACCTTGTGCAGGGAGGGCGGTCTATTCGGATTCTTCCCGAAAAAGTACGACGGGGCTGCCCATGCGGAGCGAGCCGAACTGATGAAGAAACACGCCAAGGTCGGGGACGTTTGGGGCGTTGTCAGTTTTTTTTTGCTAAGTTCAGAATCCTACTTGAAAGTTTTGAGCGACTATTCCAAGCACCTGATGAAGACGGCCGAGGGGCTGACGTAAGCCCGCTTGCCGGGTACGGTTGGCTTATGGTCGTGTGGAGGATGGCTAACAAGGACGTTCTCAAGTTCGATGCCATCTTCGCAATGAAGGCGGTGGAGTTTTTGAACTATGCGCTCCTGATTCACGACATCTTGGAAGCGGAGAGGATGGAGGCGGAAAGAGCAAGAAGAAAGTAGTATATTTGCATTAGTCAGGTTGCGTTATGGTAGACGCTAAAACTGAAGGCGGATAAGTGATTTAAGAAGCATTATAAAAAAGCAGGTCAAATCACATACAGGTTCGATTCCTGTCCTGACTACGAGGTGGGTTGGAGGTGACTTCCCGCAAAGCCTAAGTATGGAACCTTCATTTATAGTCAGGTGGCGGAATTGGATAGACGCATTGAGGAATCTAAACTTGGCAGCATTTGTTAGATTTAATAGTAATCCTCCTTCCTTACAGGTTCGACTCCTGTCTTGACTACACATTCCAGCACGGGGGACATTTACCCGTATGGAAACAACCATCCTCGCCAATGGCAAGCCCGTAGGTAAGTTCGGTAGCGGTTCGATGAAGGGCATCGACCAAACCGCTTTGGAGGGGATTGGTTCAGTCGTCGGCCCCAAGGGTGGAGGCAAGTCGCCAACCCACGACGTGCTGGTCAAGTGGATTGAACGAGTCATCGAACTTGCGAAGAAGAACCTCGAAGCAGCGAACGCAAATGCAGGGGGAACGCTATCGGCATCCATCGCACCCGAAGACATCGAACTATCCGCAAAGCAAATCGTGGTGGCTATCATGGCTAACCCCTATTGGAAGTACGTGGACCAAGGGGTTCATGGAAGGACATCAAGTTACATATCCGCAAGGGACTCAAAGT